CTTCCAAGTTGCTGGGATAGTCCACAAGGATGCCCGCATGGCCCCAGCGCAAGGCGGTCTTGGCGAAGTGGCAGAGGAACCGCTGCAAATCAGATCCCTGCCTGTCAACGTCGTAAAGCTCCTGCAGCGTCTGATCCGGCACGTTGTCCAGCTTCAGCGGCACCCGCGTCACCATGCCCGCCAGCATGGATTCCATGCGGTTCAGGTACGGGGGGCACACCGAGCCCTGCAGCCGGCGCAGGTATGACTCGTCAGACTCTCGCGGCTCCTGAGGCAGCCACGCGGTCCCGGCTGCCCGCATGGTGGTGGTGCCGCCTGACAGGGCCTGGATCAGCCGCCAGCGTGGCTCCATCCGCTGCCATGCCTGGCAAGGTTGCCAGACCTCGTGATCCGAGATCGAGGCCGCAGAGTTTCCGGGTGCCTGAATGACGCCGCCGGTATAGCTGCTTGGCAGAAGATAACCGTTCGGCACACCACGTCATACGCACTGGCGTAGGTTGCCCGGCAAACTAACCGCCACGGAAAAAGGGAAGCTAATGCCTCCCTTTGTCCACGCCATGCCAAGCCGCGCCAAGGCCACGCCCAGCCAAACCCGAACCGGCCATGCCTCGACTGGATTCCGAAGAACCCAGCGGAGAGGGCCGAAGCCCTCAGCGCTGAGATCAGCCCTCGCCGTACCGCACCGTGCCTCGCCGCACCGCGCCGAGCCTTGGCTGGCCGGACCAGGCCATGCCGTGCCCTGACTGGATTCAGAGAACCCAGCAGAGAGCCCCGTGGGGCTCAGTGCTGAGATCAGCCCATGCCACGCCATGCCATGCCCTGCCGGACCTGACCGAGGCTTGCCAAGCCATGCCGAACCAAAGCACGACTGCCCTCCTGAGAGGACAGCAGGGAAGGCCGAGGCCCTCCGTGCTGCCGTCTGCAGCCCTTGCCGTGCCACGCCAGACCTGACCGATCCCCACCGGACCGCACCTTGCCTTGCCTTGCCTGGCCGCACCTCACCGCGCCATACCTCGCCAGACCTAGCCTCGCCGCGCTGGGACTTACACCGTTGCCGGATGCCCAGGTCATCAGCCGATCACCTCAGCTGTAAAGCGGCCGTGCTTAGGGCGCCAGTCACCAATGCCAACTAGCTTCCCCGCATCGTCGGCTATCTCCTGAATGTCGCGGTGGTTCAGCACGTCGGGGTCGTACTGGGCCACGGCATCAACGCTCCAGCCACGGAAGATCGGGCGAGTGCGCATGACTTTTGCCATGCCGACCTTCACGCCAATGGAATGACTGAACCTGCCTGTCTCATACATCTCCGCGAGGGTTTCGTCGGTGACAGCGGAAGGTTTGCCCTGGAACTGCAGCGATGCATGATCCGTGAAAAAGATGCCGCACTTGGCTTGGGGGCCACGCTTTGACTTCTTTGCGCCGGCAATGAAAAGGCTCTCAAGCACGTAATCAGGGATTACCAGGTCGTCGGCAAAGCGGTAAAGCCCTGCCAGCCACTCAAGCCGAGCCATCTCGTCATAGTCAGCGTCGGTCTTCTTCCGCTTTGAGCTGACTGCCTTCATGGCTTTGGCGTAGGAATTGCGCGGATCGGCGGTCTGCCCGTTGTGGCACAACAGTGGGCTCACGCCCTGCAGACGGATCGTGATGGTGGGAAGGTTGGACATTGCGTTTGGGAGTCGAAGGGACAGAAAGCGATGGAGCGGCGATGCCTGGGTCTGTGACTTGTTTGCGAGGGTCCAACCTGAAGCGCTGTTTGCGCACCGAATCGGTAATGCCATCGTGGCAAGTGGGGCAGAGGGTCAGAAGGTCTGCCATCTGCTCTCGGCCAAACGATGGGTACGAGAATGTCGGTGGGCCTGCGTTGCGGTGGTGAACCTGCAGGGGTGCCCATCCAAGCTGCTCAAGCTGAGCGGCGGTGATGCCGCAGCCTTGGCAGGTGTGACGGTCTAGGGCTAGGCGTTGCTTCCGCTTGGAAGCCCAGGCAGCGGATTGGTAGTAGGCCTCCGTTTGCACTATGGTCTGAGGGGATCGGCGGGCCATTGCCGCCTGTCCTGCTCTGATCCTACTACGAAACGCCTCAGGCGCAACCTATGGCCGAAGGAACCCGAGTGCAGCTGGTGATCCCGCAGGCCCTTGCGCAGGCGCTGAAAGACCGTGCGGCGGCCGAGGGGCGCACGGTGAGCAACCTGGGCGCGTTCCTGCTGGAGACTGCTCTAAGGCAGCTGCCGCCGCTCAATAAAGCCTGATACTTCCAACCCGCTTGCCGACCAGCGCATTCTCTACAGCGCGAACGCGCCAAATACAGTAGCCAAGCGCGTCATTCATATGGTCGTAATTATTGCTCTTGTCGGGCTCGCCAGTCTTCTCGTCGTAGCACTGCAGGTCTAGGCACTCGATTGTTTTGGGGCAATTAGGGCTGACGTATAAATGCGTTTCACCCTTGCCGTTCTCCAGCATGGCCTGCACGGCAGCAACCCGGTCCCTAACCGGGGGATTGGCTGCCGGGGCCATGTTGGACATGCCGTAACCCTCAAGGATGGCGATGTCCGACCGGGTAGCGTTGGTCGTGCGCTTGGCCCCCGAAGCGTCTGGGTACATGAGGATGCGATGGTCGGGATACCGTTCGCGGACTTTGCGGGCCAGGTCGTCCGTGTCATGGGCACCTGAAACCTCGTCAAAGATCCAGAAGTCATCGCCACGCCGCAGGATCAGGGCCGCGTTGCAGTTTTGGATATTGAAATCGACCCCAGCCAAGATCGTTTCGTCGGCGCAGGGCTTGCCGGGTTCCTGCTGCTGGTAGGGCCTGCCAAAACGGTCTAGCAGCGCAGGCAATTCACGGACGTGCTTTTCTCTGTCAAAGCGGTCATAGACCCGGCCCGTGGTCAGCGAGACCCAAAGGCCTTCGACGTATGCCCTGACGAGATTAGGCGGGTAATTGGCCTCTAGGGAGGGAATGAAGTCGGCAGGCAGGTGGGGGTTGTCGTAGCTGCTGCCACGGATCAGGGCGGTATCTTCCCCGGCGTTCTTCTCAAATGTTTCGTAGGCCCAGCCCCATCCTTCCGGGGTCGTTGCCGCGTAGAACTGGCGCACGTTGCCGGCGCGGAGACGGGCAAGGGCCATACGTGTGGCCTGCTCTGCGGTGCGCTTGTTGGCAGTGTCGGCCTCATCAAAGCCGATGGCGCAGAGGTTCTGGCCACGGATGCGGTTCCACGTCTCCATGGTCCGCAACAGGATGGTGTGGCTGCCTTCCGCGAAGGTCAGGACGTACTCAGGGAGGGGCGACACCCTGAACGTGAAGGGCACGCCGTATTCCTCGAGCAGGTCATCCATGGTGCGCTGGAGGATGTCGCGCAGCATGGGTGCCACGGGCTCGAATAGGGCGCTGACGTGGCCGACGTTGAGGGCTGCCATGGTGATGGCCTTGGCCACCAGCGCATGGGTTTTGCCTGCCCCAAAGCCGCAGACCAGGCCCAGTTTGCGGGCTTCCAGGTTGTCGCAGAAGGCGAGCTGATGGCGCAGGAGGGTGGGCCTCATGCGGGCCAGCACTTCGGCCGTGCTGGGGGCAGCCTCAGGCGTGGCCTCCTGATCGGCACGGGCTAGGGCTGCCCTGATGTGGGGGCTAGGTGGCAGGGTCAGCACCGATGCCCCGAGCGGCAAGGGACAGGAGAACAGCGCGGCGCTGCTCTACGGGCAGGCCTGGGGTGGCTTCAATGGCGGCCACAACCTCGGACACGGTGCGCTGCACCTCACGGCGTGTGGCGGCTGCATCGGACCAAGTGTTGCGCCAGCGGGGGGAGTGAGTCAGGAGCCACTGGGCATCGCGTGACTCGCCCTCGGCAGCCTTGGCGCGGATGAAGCCAAGGAGCTGCTGTTCCCCGCGCAGGGTGCCCCTCTGGATTGCGTCAAGAAACTCAACGTGGGAGTCGTCTCCGGTGCCTGTCTTGGCAAGATCGACCCACTTGTAGAAAGTGGCATGTGACACGCCAAGGCCGGCCGCAATGGAGGACTGGGGGAGTCCTTCAGCGGCCAGCTCTTCGGCGCGAGCAATCATCGCCGGGGTGATTTCGATTGCTTTTGCCATGCCCACAGGGCGAGGTGTGTTCAGGCGTCGTCTTCTTCAGTTTCCCCGTCATCCTCAGCGTAGAGGGCGAGGTCAGCGTCTGCCCGTTCCAGGATGAGGGAGACGTAGGGATAGGCGTCTTCGGCGGTGAGGGGGATGCCCAGCTCGCGGAAGGCAGAGGAGACGATGGCGAGGGTGCCAGCGACTTCGGTAGCAGCGTCCTGCAGGAACTCGGGGGCGCTGTCGATCAAGTCGGGAGTGCTCATTGGTGGTGGTGCGTTTGGGAATCGAAGGAATGTTAGTCCAGAACGGCGATGGTTCCGCTTGAGGCAAGGGATGCCATGCGCACTACTGCGTCGTCCGGGTTGTCGGCCGGGAGTTCGGCTAGGCGGTCGCGGCCGTTGAAGGTCCACAGGACCAGGACGGTGACCTCGGTGGAGAGGTCATC